TGAAAGATAATAAAAACCCATTTGACTTAGACAATATCGCTTACATGTGGTTTTGGGAAAACGACCACAGAAAAAGTAATAAGATATTTGTTGCACCTAAAGTCGCCAACGAAGAACAAGGCTACAATGGTTTTACGGTAGATAAAACACCGGCAATGACTAAGTTAATAAAGGAACACGGCGCGAGGTTCTATACTTGCGATGATGACTATGAGGATGGTGATGACTATCGTTATGGTTATTTTTACCCGGCTAAAGAAATCAATCACGACCCTGTAGATTTTATGGAAGGCGATGGTCATATCCATATGTTTGTTAAGGAGGAAGGAAAATACAAACCTTTATGATTGAAATCTTTTTAGAAGCACCGATTGAATTAAAACTTATGATACTAGGCGCCATCGGCGCCTTTATCGCCGTAGCATATAACGGGATCCGGGGAACGGATGAAGCGATTAAGTTTAATAATCGTTTTAACCAGGATGAGAAATGGAGGAAACATGAGGATAAGTAAAAGCCTTATTGAAAAATCTTTACAAATATTTGATAAGCATTTTCCAAAAGATAAGAAAATGCCAATCAATGAAAAAAAACAAATAGTAAGATTTTTTCTAGAATTACACGCCCTCGGCGTAGAGGTGGCGAGTAATGGCAAATGGTATGTAAGGAGGGAAAAATGATGGGCGTTGGTTATCTGATCGCGTTATCGTTATTCACGGTGGGCGTTGTTATCATAGCGCTTTGCATATTGTTGAATAACATTTAGAGTTTCGGCTCCTGGGTCATGAGCCTTGATAATAACTGACCCCTTGAGCCCTGGTCCTGTTTATAGGCAAGATATCGATAGCCGAATAAACTGTTGCCTTTCGGATAAGCAGGACCTGGGGTCAAGTTCCCTTAGAAGTATGCTAACAGCTATCGGGACAGCATACAGGAAATTGGGTTACGATAGTCTTGACCGTTTTTTCCACCTAGGGGCTCGGGGCTAAAGTCCCGAGCCCATTTAAATATTTAATTATTTCATCAATACGCAAGCCCCCCACCCTAGGCTTAGTTTTCAAGCCACGAGCAACGAGGTCCATGATCTGTCGGCTTTCATATAAAAAAAAATGGGTGGGCCCGCCCGCGCGCAAGCCCCCCACGTGTTGCATTTTTGCAACAGTTGTATTTTTATCACGGTTCACGGACCGGGCGACAAGGATGAAGGCGCCGGGACCGTGGCGCAAGTGCCAGGAAACCTGGTGCGGGGAAAACCTGATTTTGTTAGCTTTAGTTAGCTTTAATTCTAACGTAAAAAATGTTTTATTTTTATTGTAGCCTAGAAGGTCCGGAACGCCCGGAACGGCCCAATTTTCAATGCGATCAAACAAAATACCGGCGCTAGATTTTTTTAAAAGTTTCCATAAATCGCGCTCGGTTTTAATCATAATTTTAAGGCTAACATATCAACAAATAAAAATTAAAAAAGAGCTTGCAATATTTGGGAAACTCCCTTAAAGTCCCAAATATAAAGATATAAATAACAATGGAGGAAAAAATGTATCTTATAATTAAAATAGATGATTTCGGCTCAGCTGGTAAAAATTACAGCGTAGCCGGTCATGATGAAGACAGATCAAACGCTATAAGAAAATTACTAGCGCTTGACACTCTCAACGACAATAAGAAGCGAGTATCTTACGCTTTATGGTCTAGCGCTCACGGTGATTTAGACACTAGCACGGAGCGGGCTTTTGGAACGCCTAACGATAGTTATAAGGAAGCGGGGGTCAATGAGTAAAAATAAATATATGACTAAGTATCAGTTGGAGCATTTAAAAAAGCGTGTTTCGGCTGAGATTGACCCAATCATAGAGGAGGCCAAACTTATGAGAAAATCGGTTGTTGCTGAACTAACAGCCAGCGCCGAGGGTAAATTAGCCAAAAAGATAAAAGCGGATACAGTTATTAAGGAACTAGAGAAGGCCTTTAAAAACTTAGAAACCGCGCAACGTAAGGCCAAAACTTTTTTCACTAAGGGCGTAAATGCTGAGATGAAAAAAGATTTAAGCCATCGGTTTGATGCTTATGACCACCGCGACAGATACAGCGGCGTCGGTTTAAAGCCCGAGGATTGTAGGGAACAGCTTAGAAGCTGGGCCGAGACTTTGGCTATAAAAGAAGCTGAAAAAACTCCGGAAGGTAAGAAGGTTAAACAGCTAGAATTATATAAAGCTAGCGCCATCAACCAGGTATTTGAAACTGGTTTACCGTCGGAACTTCCAAAAACTTTAGAGGCTATATTTAAGCCACTGGGAATTATTTGGAATAAAAAAGAAGCACTACAAATAGAAAACAAATAGGAGGTGCGGGGGTTAATATCATTGGATCACTGACCCCCCTAAAAAATTATGATAAAAAATAAAACATTTTATATTAGATACTACGCCACAAAACATAAAAAATTTATTAATCGTAAAGGTAAATGGGACGATAAAAGCAAAACCTGGGAAACAAAAACGGGTAAGCCGGCCATAACTTATTACGATCTTGATCAAGACAATTATAGAACAGCGGTAGGGGGTTTTAGTATTAAGTATGTATAAAATGAAGGACGCCATTGAAATGTATAATCAATATGCTGATGAGATTTTAGACCCTCACAATGATATTATGTACACCGATGTTGAACTCGCAATAAAAAGAGCCGTAGCAAAAAAGGACACAAAAATAGATTTAAATTTATTTTATGAATTAATTGAATTTGCTAGCGAAATAGAACACGGCCCCGAGGACGATCATTTAAATAAGAGCTGGGAAAAAGCCATTAATGATTATTTAAAAAAGTTTTATCCAAAAGAAAAATATTATTATTCGTTTACTCATGAAAATTTATAAATCAAAAAGACTTTTAAACATAGACAACAACGCCAAAACCATTAAAGGCCAAAAATTAAAAGTTAAAACGGCTATCTTATACCTAGCGCCGGCCAATGAGAGCGGGTTTAATATGTGCCCAATGGCCAGCGCCGGATGTAAATCAGCGTGTCTATTCACAGCGGGCCGGGGCAAGTTTAACAATGTAAGGCAAGGCCGAATTAATAAAACAATTTATTTTATGAAGGACCGCGCCAACTTTTTAAAACAATTAATAAAAGAAATTAAAAACCACGCCGACAAGTGCAAGCGCGAGGGCTACACGCCGGCCGTAAGATTAAACGGAACTAGCGACGTATCATGGGAACGGTTCAAAATTTTTGAGATGTTTCCGAATGTAAGGTTTTACGACTACACTAAGATTTACAAGCGGGCGTTAAAATGGGCCCGGGGTGAGTATCCAAAAAATTATCATATTACTTACAGCTTAAACGAGGATAACAAAAAAGAAGCTTTTAATATTTTAAAGAAGGGCGGGAACATAAGCGCCGTATTTAGAAATAAAAAGCTTCCTAAAAAATTTAAAGGTTTTAAGGTCATTGACGCCGATAAATCAGACGTACGTTTTAAAGACCCCCGGAACATAATCGCGGGTCTTTATGCTAAAGGTAAGGCCATTAATGATCAAACAGGTTTTGTATTAGATGTTTAATATATGAAACATAGAGTTGATACAGAAGGGCGATACAGTAAACCCGCGTTGCTAAAGAACTGGAATGAACAGGCGCAAGCGCAAGCGCCTGTTCAGATAAAATAACAGAAGGGAAAATATGGAACCATTGACAGATAAACAAATAAAAGAAATCAACAAGCAAGGGTGGTACTGGGCGCAAGGGTCCGAGGTTATGGGAAATTTTGGGGACACGCACACTTTTACTTTTTGCATGTGTAGAAATCATAAAGAGGCCAAACGTGTCGCGATGGGCTTAAACTTATTGGATCACTTACAGAATGACTAAACTATTCTAATGATCTTACCCATTTTCAATCTAGGTTTAGCACATCTAAGCACAAGCCGATGAGTTTCCGAGCTACCAAGCAGTCTATTCTCAAGCAAGGTCATAGTCGTCAAGTCGTACATCTCACCGTTAGGAAGCTCAATTTGTACTCTAGCGTCCAAGCACACCGGTGATTGCATGAATTTATCTATGGCTTTCTTTAACTGTCTACCGTCTACCATACTTGCAATATATCCTATATTTTATATATTGCAACATTATGGGTGTACCTAAAAGATTAACAGATATGCAAAAGAAGTTTGTGGAGTTTCTAGTATATGGAGATCCTAAAAGCGGTGAACCATTAAACCAAACAGAAGCGGCCAAGCTGGCAGGATATGCCCCAGAATCCGCACGCGTAGAGGGTTCTCAATTATGCAACCCAAAACTATCACCACTGGTGGTAGCCTACAAAAGACAATTAGAGCACGAGCGATTACAGAAACATGAAGTGACCCACATCGGACACGTATCAAGGTTAGATATGTTGGGTAGAAAAGCAGAGAAAGAAAAGAAATATCAATCAGCAATTAGGGCAGAAGAGTTAAGGGGACGAGCAGGCGGTATGTACGTCAACCAAACTATAACTAAAACAATATCAGCAGATATAGAAGAAGATAAAAAAACTATTGAAAGAATCGAAGGGTTTAAAAAGAACTTAAAACAACTAAACTCTAACCACCCTGCAATGAAAGATAAGAAGGACTAATCTAATATCTTTTCCATAGATATTATACAGCCCATAGGAAATATATTAGTATCACTAAACACTTCATCTGTCTCATCGTAAGAACTAAACGTAGTTAAAAACTTTTTTGTTTTCTTAAATACATACGCTTGCGTAATCATTTTAGAGATAGGAAGTTTATCCATTTCTTCTTTAGATTTATGCCCCGCGTCGCCGGTGATGTCGAGCCACCGTATAGTATAGAAGTAATACTTACGTTTATTTATCACAGCGTGTTTATATCTCTTCTTCCGACGTCTAGGCATGAGAAGGTTATACTATTTAAAACGTAAAACTGAAAATTAAAAAAGGAAATCCATGCGCGCGACCCCTGTGAGAGCTTTTGTACCCTGCAAAAACTGGTGTAAAATATAGCTTTTTATGCAATTTGTACCCTAAAACAGAAATAAAAAGTCAATGAAATAGCCATTTTTTGAATTTGTACCTTTTTCATGTTTTGACCTAGGGTACAAAAATGAGCGAATAAGTGTTGGTATTACTATCTTTTTTAATTTGTACCCTGTGAGAGGGTAAAAAACAAAATTTTTTTTAAAAACTGTTTTACTTTGAAAAAGTACTATACCAGGGTACAAAATGTTGTAATTGTGCAACATGTTGCAATTATGCAACAGTGTCATAATACTTATCTAGTCTTCGTAAAAACTCATGTTGAAATGTGACAAATTCTTGTCCTTCGGAGGTAAATTTCTGGAAAAAGCCATCTTTTGAACACATTAGGATGACCCCTTGGTTTATTTTAGTGCCGTATACATAGTTGTGAGCCATAGCATACGCTCCTAATTGTAGGAAATAATCACCGATCCACTCTCTTCGCTTGGGTTTATTGGTCTGTTTAAAGTCAACAATGCTTTCCTTTCCAGCGTATATGCCAGCCACATCCGTGGCCCCTGCATAAAGGTCAGGATAATATACTGTCACCTCTAGGCCCCATAACTCCTCAAGATCCCCGAGCCCTGATTCAATAACCTTCCGGGCCATGTTCCCTGCTTCTTTGCCAATAGACGTCATGTCAAGGTGCCCAGAGCCGTCCAGATAGGCCTCGAGATACTTATGCATGGCTGTACCCCTAGTCGCTGCTAAATCGCGCTGTCTGTCCGCCTGGTGAGCTCCTAGACGTGCTCTCCACTCGGCTAGTTTCTTTTTCTTTTCTTCGCTCTGAGTTTGACCCAAAATGGTCGTCACTGATGGGAGTTTAAAATCACCTATCGTATACTGCCGATGTCCACGGACCAGGGCACGGGAAGAAGCCGGGTAATCGAACTTCTTATTCCATTTCATTCGCAGTTAGCTTTAGAAACATCAGTATCACCTTTTATCAACCAAACGTAAGACCACTCAGTCGAACCAGGTGTACACTTTTTACCGACCTTTACGGAGTAAGAACAACCTACTAGTAATAAAGCTGTACATAATATTAATATAGTTTTCATTTTTTTATATCCTCTTTCTTTTGTAGATTAGCAAAAGGCACTGAGTCATGGATGTTTCCTGACACAGATATTCTCGTGCAATCTGATTTAAACGGGCTAACGTAATGCTTCAACCATGCTGGGAAGATGTACATATCGCCAACTTCCGGGAACTGTGATTGATAAGTTATGGCATCTCGTGTGCCTTCACCATACAAAAACTGTATACTACCAGGTCCACCGGATCTGCCTGTATACGCTTTATTTTCTGCTTTTAATTCATCCGGTATCTGACAATAGATAACGAAAGATAGTTTACCATCGTGATCGTGAGGCGGGTTAAAATCAAACTGTCGTTGGTAGTTTATCCATAACGCCGACACCACATACTCTGGTTTAAATTTAGGTTTTTTATTCATAAAAGCTTCGTGGGCTTTATCATAGACACCAATGTAATTGGCTAACCATGGCACCAGTTTACTTTTATCTCTAAACCCTATCTCTTTATGTAATTGTCCTGCTAGTTTTTTCGTGAAGTCTTCTTTACTCGCTTCACCTTCACTTAATAATAGCTTAATAAATTCATCAGCTACTTTTAATTTTACAAGACATGGTCCCCAGTTATAGGTCATGACCTGTATCTTTTCTCGTTGATCTTTCTTCATGCTTCCTCCTTTGTATAATGATTAACGATTTGTTTCAACTTCTCTCTTTTAGTTATGGCGTACGGCAATAGTAGTTTTGCTACTTTAAATGCATCTCTGTGGGTGCACTGCCACCTGTACTGTCCATAATTTTGATGTGGGTAGGGTTTCCTGTAATCTCGACTACCGCAGGCAAAAGTATTTGCCACATAATCTATTGTATCTTTATCAATCATATTTATTTCTAATCTTATCTGCCAGTATAAATAAGGACGTGGCTTGCCTTTTCTATGTTCTAATCTTTGTTTGTAAGTGACACAACCTTCGCCATCAAACAGCCCTGCTAGATAAATTATTTTTTCTTCCATAAATCCATGAGCCAATCAATGACAGCGCAAATAAATATGCCAAGTAATACTAGAGCACAAAACAAACCAAAGATAAGATAAAACAAAAGACCCAAAATGAACTCTATGATTTTGCGTATCATTGTTGGTCATCCCGTGGATATCCTGTCCCCCGGTCCCTGTTTCCCCATCTCTTCTGCCAGGACCAAGAGCTGAGTTTTACACTATGGTGTTCGATAACTTTGTACACGGTATCAATAATCTTTCGCCATGCTTCTTTCACGTCGTCTATCGCATCAGGTATTGTCTTCATCTTCTCCTTTAAAAAATTTCTTTAGTTGTTTCTTATATTCTTTTTCGTCCTGTTCTTCGTAGCGGACAACGTCTTCAACTTCGTCTTTATTTTCCTCGGGTTGTTGTTTTATTTTTATTTTATGTTTTATACTCATAGGGCTCCTTTGTTTCTAAATTGATCAAACATAACCTTTTGTAGCTTATCTAATCTTGCTTTTAAAG